AAAAAACCCTTGAAGCGTATGCCTACATATGCCAACATCTGCCAACAGATGACGCAGGCCGCCACACTGCAGCACCCACCGGCGACCTATGAATTCTGAAACCAAACGACTCCTCCGACAACAATGGCCACACATTGCCGAAGATCTCATTGCCGTAGACGAAGCGTGCGACCGGTGGTTGCAGCGTCGCTACGAAATGCGTCAGCGCCGGAGGGAGCGCCGCGCCCATGAACGCGCTCATTCTGACCTACCTAGTGCTGATCGTCCTGACATTCATTGTCATAGTGATCTTAGAAAACAATGACGACGGAGGCGCCGCCTAACATGAAACGCACCGTCCCACAAAGCCCCGCCGTCGAGCAAGCCGTCCTCGGCAGTCTTCTCGCTGACCCCAAGCTCATCGACGAGATCGCCACGCTGCACGCCGATTTGTTTTACACGCCCGCGCATCGTTTCATTTTTGAGACCATCACCGAGATCCGCGGCGAAGGCGGCACACCGAACCTCATCGCCACCACCCAGCGCATCGATGCCGCGCACAAGCTCAACTTTGTCGGCGGCGCCGGCGCCCTCACCGAGCTGCTCTCCCAGTCCGCCGGTGGACCCGCGGGCGTTGAATACCACGCTCAAACCCTCCGCGATCTCCACGCCCGCCGCCGCATCATTGACGCCAGCGTTGCCATGCAAGCCGCCGCCCAGGACATGGCCACGGACGCCGACAGCGTCCTCCAACAAGCCGGCGAATCCGTCCTTAGCCTCAGCCTCACCACCGCCACCGACAGCATGCGCGCACCCAGCGCCATCGTGCCGGGACTCCTTGAAGAGCTAGAGAGCCTCATGGCCGGTGGCAAAAAGCTCGGCCTGCAGACCGGCATCCGCGACTTCGACCAAGTCACCGGCGGACTCCGCGGAGGTCAGCTTACCATCATCGCCGGTCGCCCCGCCATGGGCAAAAGCGCGCTGATGCTCAACATGGCCGACAACATGGCCCGCCGCGGAGTGCCGGTCGTCTACTTCTCCCTCGAGATGCCCGCCAACGAGTTGGCCGCCCGCGTAGTCCTCGGCCGCGCCGAGACCAACACCGAGATCATTCGGAACGGCTTCCTCACCGCCAGCATCAAGCACCGCATTTTTGACGCCGCCACGCAATTTTCCACAGAACCCCTCTATGTGGACGATCGTGGCGGCCTCACCCTCTTAGACATCCGCGGCCGCGCCCGCCTCGCTGTCCGCCGCTGGGGCGTGAAGTGCATCTTCGTGGACTACCTCCAACTCGTCAGTCACTCCGGCGCTCAGTCCCGCGAGAACGAAGTCGGCTTTGTCTCCCGCGGCCTCAAAGCCATGAGCATGGAGCTGGGCATTCCGGTCGTCGCCGCCGCCCAGGTCAACCGCCAAGCCGAACAGCGCAGCGACAACCGCCCAAAGCTCTCAGACCTCCGCGAGAGCGGCAGTATCGAGCAAGACAGCGACATCGTTTGCTTGATCCACCGCCCCGCGTATTACGCCGTGCAAGACGAGGAACCGGAAGTCCAAGACGCCGAGCTGATCGTGGCCAAGCACCGCGCTGGCCGCACCGGCACGCTCAACCTCACATGGCGTCCCTCGCTCACCCGCTTTGAAGGCACCGCGCCAGTTGGCCGCACCAGCGACAGCGACGGCTCGGTCTACGCACCGGCCAAACAACTTTGGGAGGCCATCAATGAATAGCCGCGCCAAAGGCGCCCGCGGAGAACGCATGTGGCGCGACGAGTTGCGCGAAGCCTTCGGCGACTTCGGTATCCGCCGCGGCCAGCAGTTTTCCGGCCTCGGCGACTCTCCTGATGTCGTCTGCCCCTGCCTGCCGGATTTCCACTTTGAGGTGAAGTTCTGCCAGGTCGTGAAGATCCGCGACTGGATGGCCCAAGCCATCCGCGACGCCAAGGCCAAGCTCTTCCCGGTCGTCGCCCACAAGCGCAACGGCGAGGAGTGGTTCATCACGCTGCGCGCCGCTGACTTCCTCACCATCCTTCGCCGCTCCGATTTTTTAGTCCCAACACAAAACCAACAACCAACCAACGCATAAATATGCCAAACAAAACCCTAACCACACCCGTGGGCATCGCCCGCTATCCTCACCTCAACCGCCCGGACACCAAGTTCGACGACGTGGGAGTGTTCAAAGTCAACCTCGAGCTAACCGCCGAGGAAGCCGAACCGTTCATCAAGCAAGCCGAGGAACTTTTCTCCGCGTTCGTCGCCGAGAAGAAAGCCGAGCTGAAGAAGGACAAGCTCAAGCTCCACGCTGCGCCGTGGGAAGATAACGACGGTATGACGCAATTGAAGCTCAAGGTCAAAGCGGTCGGCAAAGACAAAGCCGGCGAGACCTACAGCCGCGCGCCGAAGCTCTTCAACGCCTCCGGCGACATCATCACCGACAACATCGGCGGCGGCAGCAAGATCCAAGTCGCAGTCGTGCCCTACTGCTGGTACACGGGCACGCTCGGCGCCGGCATCACGCTGCAGCCCAAGGCTGTCATGGTGCATGACCTCGTCACCTGGGGAGATGGCGGCAGCGCCGTGGCCTACGGCTTCGACGTTTCGGAAGCCAAGCCCGCCGCACGCAAGACCGGCACCGACGACGAAGAGATCACCTGGTAACCCTCATGCCAGCGAAAAACACCACAGTCAAAAGGGGGGCGGCAAAACGCCGCTCCCCTAGCAAAGCCGCCAAGCCCGTTGAGCCGGATCGCTTCACCGAGGACGGACGCAAAATCGTACGCCTCGAAAAGACCCGCGCCCACCAGAAGTATCCGCTCAAAGACGGCACCGATGTTCCGGGCGCCAGCACCATCGCCAAGATCGGCGAGGACAGCAGCGGCCTTATCCACTGGGCGTGGAAATTGGGCATGGACGGTCAGGATTACCGCAAGGTCCGCGACAAGGCCGCCGACATCGGGACCATCGCCCACTTCCTCATTGAGTGTTTTCTCCACAACCACGTTGCCGACCTCTCCGAGTTCAGCCCCGCGGATGTCGAGAAAGCGACCATCGCGTTCAACAACTTCAAGCGCTGGTGGGACGAAGAAGGTCTCACCGTCATCGAGCCAGAAGTGCAGTTGGTCTCCGAGGAATACCTCTTCGGCGGCACCATCGACGCACCCAGCCGCGACCGTGACGGCAAGATCGTCCTCCTCGACTGGAAAACATCCAAAGCCATTGTCGGCGCGCACAAGGTCCAGCTCGCTGGCTACGAGCAATTGTGGAACGAGAACCGCCCGGACATGAAGGTCCAGCGCCGCGGCATCGTTCGCATCGGCAAAGAATCCCCGGATGACTTTGAGGTCGCCTGGCTGTTCTCAGCCGAGCCGTTCTGGAAGGTCTTCCAGGCGCGCCTCAACCTCCACTACGTCCAGCTCATGGCGAAGAAAGCCGCCTAAATGCCCCCACGCAGAACCATCGCCATCGTCCGCAAGAAGCTCGGCCGCGAAAAAGCGGACGGCATGACGCTGGGCGACGGCAAAGTCTACATCGATCCGCGTCAATCCGGCGCGGACGAGCTAGACACGGTTCTGCATGAGTTGCTTCACCATGTCTGCCCCGACATGAGCGAAGAAGCAGTCGCCGAGAAGTCTGCCATGATGGCGAGGTCAATGTGGAAAGACAAATGGAGGCGCGTCCACGAGTGACCGCCGCCGGCTACATCCTCATCGGCCTCGCCGCAGGCATAGTGCTCGGCGCCTTGGCAGCTTACGGCGGCATGTTCGCTTGGGCCATCCGCTACGGAAACAACGAAGAAAACCAATAACCATGAAAAAAGGACTATACGCCAACATCCACGCCAAAAAAGCCCGCATCGCCGCCGGAAGCGGTGAGAAGATGCGCAAGCCCAGTTCCGCCGGCGCGCCCACCGCCAAAGCCTTCCGCGCATCCGCCAAGACCGCCAAAGCGCGCCGATGACCTCTGGCGCCCTCATCGCCTTGGTCGGCTTCATCTATTTCGCCGTTGCCATCGACCTCGGCCTCATCCAGCACCGCTACTGGCATAGTCTGATTTGGTTGGGCTATGCGGTGGCTCAAATCGGGCTGTGGAGGGTAACCATCTATGACTAAGCCCCGCGACATGTACGACCTGACGAGTCATCCCACCGACACGCCAGAGATCAAGGCCAAGCTCAAGCAGGCCATCAAACTTTACAACGAAGTCGGCCGCGACCGCGCCAGCAACAATTTGCCCGCCCTCGCCGCCGCCTTCGCCGCGCGCAAGCGCAAGCAATCCAAATGACTTTCAACCTGCAGGCTCAATCGGGCTTTCGCCGGGATTCCATGTGGTGTGGTCCCGCGGAGCATTCCGTTATGCCCAGCCCCGCCGAGCGAAACGAGCGGGGCGCCTGCACACTCTTCCCATGATCTCTTGGCCCCCGCAAAACTTCCGCGTCGAGGTAGACGGCATCGGCACCTGCCGCGTGCTCTACGTTGTTGCGCAGGGCGGCATGGAGAACGACTACGTCACCGTCTGCCGCGAAGACAGCGGCCGGTGGCTGACTGCGCGCATCGACCAACTCGCTGCCGCGGAGAATCCGACTTTGGACATTTTGGGCGCCGCGCCGGTTTAACCAACGGCTTGGGGAAGCTGGCGTTGCGCAAACGCACCGGCCGGCGCCCGATTTACTTCGTGAACGAGCACGCACAACGCTTCAAGCCCACACCGCACCCCGTCATGCAGCTAGATTACGATCTGCTGGACAAGCTGGGAGCTGAAAACGGCTGGCTATATCTCAAAACGCGCGAAGAGATGATCGCCCGCGAGGCCAGCGACCCGTTCCGCTATGGCTACATCCCTCCGGTGTGGAAGCGCGCGTCCGAGTTGATCGATAAGCACCGCGAATTGCTTGTTCTGGGCGGAAACCGGAGTGGGAAAACGGAGTGGGCCGCGAAAGAAGTCATCAAAACGATGTACAACAAGCCCGGAGCGGTTGTGTGGTGCTTTTCTTTGACCGCCGCCAACAGCGTTGAGCTTCAGCAGCCCCGTGTCTGGAAATATTTGCCGCCGGAATGGCGCAATGCGCGGAAAAGCATGGTCACTTCAATTAGTTACACGATCAAAAATGGATTCAGTGAGTCCAAATTCGTTAGCCCGAACTCCTCGCAGTGCATTTTCCGCAATTACTCGCAAGATCCGTCCACATTAGAAGGTGGCGAGGTCGATATGGTTTGGATGGACGAGGCCATGGGCGCTCTCGACGTTCTCAGCACGATCCGCTTCCGCCTGGTGGACCGAAATGGCAAGTTGGCCGTCACTTTTACCCCAGTGCAAGGCTGGACGCCTATCGTGGCCGACTACTTGTCCGGCGCCAAAGACGTTGTCACCGTCGATGCCGAGTTGCTGGAGCGGAAAAACGCCGAGGGCAAGGTTGTCGGCTTTGAGCAAGTGCCCATCGAGCAAATCAACCCGAA